GAACCGTGGCAATGGCAGGAAGGAGGATGCTGATTTATGTGGAATTATGAAAAACGTCTTCAATATCCGGTAAAAATCACACAAACCAATCCTAAAATTGCAAAGATCATCATCAGTCAATTCGGAGGTCCCGACGGAGAACTGGCCGCATCTATGCGCTATCTCTCTCAAAGATATACTATGCCGTATAAGGAAGTAACAGGAACGCTAACCGATATAGGAACAGAAGAACTCGCTCGTAGAAGATGAAGCTAATTAAATAATGATAAGATGATGCAATATTTCTCCCCGGAGCTGATACTCCGGGGAATATTTTTAATATAACTGGAATTTATCAAGCGCAATGCCGAAACATCCGGCATATCCGTCCTGCCCGTTTCCTACTTCATTGTCGAATTGCCACGGATAGTAACCGCCGCCAATCGGAGCAACTCTGTACTGCGCTTTTTGATAACCATATTTTGCAACAATATCCGCCGGAGTATCATAATATACCTCTACGGCATCGATCACAGCTCCCGGATATCCAGCATAGCCGTTGTTTGCGTCAGACCAGTTACATCCGGTTACGTAAGGTAACCATCCCTTGCCCTTTACATGCACGCGGTATTTTACAGTACCTTTATTAACCTTTATCGCGATACCGGCGATTGTACGACCCGGAAGTCCTGCAAAATCAGACAGGTTATTCACAAAGGGCAGGATTGTTCCGTCGGTCAACATAACGCCATAAGTAAACACAATGCCGGGATCACCGGATGCTGCACTGCTTCCGCCTCCACTGACAACCGGAGCATCCGGCAACTTGTCCATTCCCATATACTCACGGATTTTATTAATAAAATATGTTTTACAGCCAGATGTGCCCCCATGAATCTCTACAGATCTGTGCGGGCACGCTGTCGCGAATACCTCCTTGTGCAGCCGGATTGTATTCGTGTTTGGAACGATACCGTACTGCTTACACTTCTGCGCCGCCAACTTCAACGCATTCTCTTCATTTTTCTTAAAGATTTCCAAATCCCCCATACTCTGACAGACCTCGATCGAATAATAGTTCCGGTTTCCGTCTGTCTGCCCGCAGTGCCATGCTGCGTAGGCATCATCTTCCGCATACAAGATCCCGTCACTAGCTACATAAGCGTGAGCAAATCCGTTTTCTAACGGATGCGTTTGCAGCCATTTTCTGTAAAACGCTGCATTTGCATTTTGTGATCCTGCATCGTTGTGAATAAAAATTCCTCTCGGATTTCCACCTCTAAGTCCTGCTACTCCTCTACAAATACTCATGTTCTTCTCCTTTCTTCCGGCATTTGCACCGGCGCAAAAGAGGGCGATCACTCGCCCTCTGAATCTCCATCTTTATTTACGACCTTGTCTGCAACCTCTAAACCTTTAATCAATATAATCGGCACGTTAAATCCAGCTTCTACGAAATTTTCCAAAATCGAGCGAATCTCATTTATAAGCAAGCTGGCCAGTACGAACCATCCAAGCAATGTAGTGATCCCTAAATCTACACCGATCGCCTTACCGATCTCGATAAAGATTGCCGATGCCCCAAACGCAACCATAATCATAAGCCAGTACCCCAACTTCTTAAGGACGCCTTTCCAGCCTCTGACAGAGTTTTCTTTGTTGGCCATCTTGCTCTTCATCCACCCGGTTATCCAGTCTGCTACATTAAGTAGCAAAAAGGCTGCAAATAAGATCCAGTGCTCTCCTAATATGTAGGACAACACCGCCACAATCGCTCCTGCAATCGCATTGTATTCGTCAATAATTGCTTCTGCATAATTCATTTTCATATTCCTCACTTTCCTTTCTCGTTATGCAACTTCTTTCCAGAGACTCTCGGATCCAACTGCACCCGGTTCCCACACATTGCTGTCTACAAGAGACTCCCACGTTTTCCCTTTATGTGTTACCCTATCACCTTTTTTGTATGGGTTTGTGCTGTTTGGCTGCTCCCACGGCAATACTTTTCCGGTCGGATCTGTAAGCACCTTAGCATATAAACTTGAGGCGGTGTCCGGCGCCCAGTCCGCTTGAGATGTATGGTTTTGGAGTACCTTATATAGCGCATCTTGGTAAGTAATATACTTTCCAGTCTTGTAGGCTACTCCATCGCCGCTCCATAAATCGTACAGATCTGCTACCTTAAGAGCCTGCTCATCATCTGTAATTTTCTCTGCAGATATTTTAGCCATCGCAAAGACAGACGCATACGTTCCCGGTGCTCCACCGTTGCCACCGTTTTCCTTCAGTGCTTCTATGTCCTGCTTCGCTGTTTCCAACTTAATCCCCATGTCATCCAATCGCTCCTCTGTTGACAGACCGGCTTTATTATTTACAACTCCATAAATTCCACCCGGATATATCTCAGTATGATCGTATCCCGTGTAATTTTCCAAGGTATCTATGATCTGCCCACGTTCTGTGACGTTCATCACCTTTGTTTTTGTTGCATCCTCAAAGATTTCTTTCAGCTTTTCCGGCGCAATTCCGATTGTCAAGAATCGCACCGCACCACCGATTTTTTCATATGACTGTATCGGCATATCAGTTGCATCATTAAAAATAAGTTTCATGTTATCATTCCTTTCTAAAAGATCTGTTTTCTGACTCCGATTGGAATACGCAATAGGAAAGATGCGTTACAATTAAATACACCAAAAAGTAATTAATTATCAAGCACACTCCCACTCCGCATCGATAAAAAGATAATTATTTGTAGCTTTTGGGATGCAGACAAACAGATTACCGTTTTCCTTCGCTAAAGATGTACAAGCGACTGGGTTTTTATACGTTCCGTCTGATGCCACTACATTTACAACAGTGTCATTTAATGGGCGATACTGTGGCGGTATCGAAAAAACATTGTCGTACACGTTGTTTGCAACTATTGTGGCAGTTGTATAGATTTCTATGTTTAGATGCACCGTTTTACCGATTTTATACGAGTTGCTTGCTACGGCTTTCCACACTCCTGCTCTTACGCCCAGATCCGTGGGCGTGAGCGTCTTTTTATCATGGTGAGCCTGTAATTGTAACAAATATGTATTTAACATAGGGATTGTCGGGACGCTCTCGAACATTTTTTCTACTTTTGTGATGCTTAACCCTTCAATTACCACTCGATAGAGCGGCATTTCCCTGATTTTTCCCGATTCGTAGAGGTTGTTTTGTGTCAGCGTCGGATCCGTTGCCGACCCGGTTGTGGATGCGCCCTGTTTGACCTCTAATGTGTAGGTGTCGATGCCACCTGTTCCCGTAGTGATGAATTTTGCTATGATGATGTCGTTTCGGTTTCTGCCGGATTGCCCGTTGACAATCTCACAGTCAATATAATCTCCGTACGGGATGCGGGCAAAATGTCCGCCTACTACGATAACTCCGTCTTTTACTCGTACTTTGTTGTTACTGATCACCTGACTTTCACATTGCTGGCCGATCATCATGACCCCATCTGATCCGACAATGCTCTGATAAATCGCTGCGTCGTCTTCCGCGTAAATATGTGCCTCCGCCGCTGGGTCGGTATTGATTGTAATTCCTTTCAGTTCTCCCATCTAGTCATCTCCTTTTACTTTATATTCTGTTGTTGTTTTTCCGTTTTTTGTTTTTATGATTTTTCTAACGATCGGCTTTTGTAGTCTCGTTCCTGTAATTTCTTCATATCCGCCGACGATGTCGCCGATTTCCAAGTCGATCCCTTCTACGTTTACGTCGATGCTTTTATAGTTTTGCAGCTCTTTTAGACGCTTTGCTCCATCCTCTTCCAGCTTTTCTTTGTCTGCGCTCGAAAACTCATAAACCGCTTCATTTTCTTCAAGTCCAGTGTAATACGGGGTCTTTCCGATGCTCCCGTCCTTTTGGACGTATAAATGCAGAATGATCCTTTCTTCGTTTTGTCCTTTTCCGGCACAGATTAAGTGATTCACGCCACCTCTGTAATCTTTTACGGTAAACTGCACCTCTCCATCTTGCGAGTATTCCAGCGTTTCCGAATAGTTTTTGATCTGTACGGCTCTGACGGAAACGTATCCATAATCAAGGTTTTCCGGCTCAACGTAGCTGATCTGCAGGCGATATCCTTGAGCGCTTAACATTTTATCGACTGCATCATATAACGTGACGTATCGGTCGATCTGCCAACCTGTGACGGTGATCCCTGCCTTTTCTTCCGGCACAAAAAAAAGACCGTCGAATCGGTCTTTGATAAGATCTCTCAAAATATCGTTTAAATCTCCGCTTACTGTCAGGTGATCCTTTCCCTCCGGCGGTTCTATGATTTTTCGCTTTAGCAGTCCTCTCCACGTTGTGCCGCACCACACAATTTCTTGCGTTTTGGTCATCACTTCAAGACTGTTTAGGATTCCGCCGTATTCTGTTCTCGGTACAAAAATGCGATTTCCGTACCAGTACCGCTCTTTTGTCCACTCTTCCTGCGGCAAGCAGATTTCAAAGTCGTCCGCATCTCCAAGATCCATGTCGATCGCAACGCTCTGATCTAAAAATCCCAGCTCTTCTCCGTTTTTTCGGGCAATGGTAAATTCTAGCGGAAATAGATCTGCATTTTGCACAATCAAGTCCCGAGTTTCTTCCGTTACTCCACCATTATCCCCAGTTGCGGTAATCATTACCGGGTAAACCACTTCTTTCGCTTTCGTTGCCGGCGCGTTTAGTTTTCCTTGGTAGCGATCTTAGCACTTATCTCTACATGCT